ATTGCATTGAACGCAAAATATCGCTGATATCAGTTCCAGTTAAAATTGCTTCTTGCAAACATTGAGCAATTCGAGCAATAACAAGATCATCAAGATGCATAACAGTTTTTGGTGTGGTGTTCATTTATGTGTTTTCCTTTTAGATATACAAATTATGTTTTTTTAATCGCGGTTCAAGTTCAGAAAGAATTTCATTAAATACGCCGACTTTATCTTGATCTGCGTCAATTGCAATAATGCTTTTATTATCTACACAATCAGCATATAATTTGTTTACTTGTTTTTGTAAACTCATATCTTTTTCATATGCATCTTGTTCATCAAGATTTTGATATGCTTTATCTTTTAATAAGACTAAAGTAATATCTGGTTTAATTAAAGGCAAGCACAATAATTTTCGTATCCACGATTTGATTCCCGTTGCATTGCCATAAATTTCACTACTCAACATCCAGCGATCTAAAACAATAATCTCAGCAGAACACGTTAACAGATATAATTGACAAATAAACTTATTAATTGATTGAATCAACTGAAACAAAATTGGATGTGATTTTGCTTTGCCGTTAAGCAACATATCATATATTTTGTCATATGTTCCAAATTTATTATCTTGAAATGGAACTTCAACTCGTCTGCAATTAAATCCAAGTCTTGTTAACCAATTTGACAACATCATTGATTGCGTTGCTTTTCCAACTCGATCAGGGCCTTCAATTGCAATCCATGTTGCCATGTTTATTCCTCTTTGTTTTGTTGTTTATTTAAAATAAGATAATATTGCAAAACATCAATATCAATTTTTTGTTCTTTTAACTGTTGTTCTGATAACTTTTCTAAATTGCGATATTTATCAGATGTTTTTTCATAAATCATAAAATCTCTATTTCTGATATTGCTTGCCGAATATCTTTTCCATCAATTTCATTTCCAAGGCAAACCCAATTTGGTCGCTGTCTACGTGCAAACATTTCAAGTTTTGTTCCAGTTGTCCACATCAAATCCAACGAATCCTGAAGCGCTTCCGGTTTAATCGAGTGGCCCTTGTTGATGTCCAGACAGACAGACCTTTGAGATCTGTTTTTGATGTGTTTGAGCGGCTTCCCGTGGGTTCCTATTAAGGCTATTTCATGGCTTTGGCGAAACATATGACCCATGCCAAATGCAGGACCCTTCATATCTTTTCGCATCTTTGTCCACGAATATGTTCCTTTAAAATCAAATCCCCAAGTTGACATTAATGCTAACCCATCAACTAACATGCAACTTGGGGTCCATAACGCAAGAACACAATCAACATCAACAATATTTTGAACAGGCAAATTAAAAATATCATTGAGATTTAATGTTGGATAATTTGCATCTGCAGATCTTGGAACGTTGCTCATTGTTAATTTATCAGAAAATGACCAAGGTGGATCACAAACTATTACATTAAATCTCATTTTTAAATATCTCCAATAATGATTAACACTTATTATATGCGCAATTTTGACAAATAATGCAACCAGCTTGAAAAGCTAAACTTTTTTCTTTACATTCTGGACATTCTTCATTTGTTTTTGTGCCGTCGGCAACATATGATTTTAACACACGAGATATTCCACTCGAGAACGAACTGATATCTGAATAACGATCTTTCTTTAATTGTTCAATAAGTTCAACGATAGAACAATTATTTCTTAAAATCATTGACAAAGCTCGAGTCATTGCACCATAAATTGGATTTTCAAACAAAGAAACAATATCAGAAAATGTTTCAACAACAGCATTATCTACGTCTGAATGAACAGTAAGATCATAAGTTGCACGTCCGTTTACGCGCTTACGCTTTGTTAACGTACCTTTTGAACAATTTTTTGGAAAGTTAATTTTATTCATTAAACCAGCAAAAATTTCATATGGTTTATTGCCAACAAGCCCAATTAAGATCAAAAATGGTTCGCCTTTAACATTAACACGATGAATATCACAATTTAGAGTTTTGGTTCTTTTATCGTTATTTGCAAGCAAGACACCAGCGCGAGACCCGTCAACATAAACAGTGATTCCTTTGCATTTGCGTTTCCAGGCTTCAAAATAAATTTTTTCAACGTCAGCAACAGTTGCAGTCGATGGCAAATTTACAGTCTTAGAAATTCCATGACAAATCCAATTTTGTGCTGCTGCTTGAATTTTAACAGATGCAACTGGGTCAATATCTGCTGCTAACGATCCATAATAAGGCGATAAAGTTACATCTTGCACACCAGTAATTTTCTTCCATTGTTCAATAACTGGATGAAAAACATGATATTCTTTCCACTTGTCACCTGAGTCATCAACAAAATCTGCGGCAATATCGCCATCTTCATTTGTTAATTTTCTTCTACGAGTATATGACATCAAATATAGAGGTTCAATGCTATTTGTACACTGACCTACAATAGAAGTTGAACCTGCTGGCGATGACATTGTAATTGCAATATTACGTCTTCCAAATTTTGCATGTTTTGCTTTATATTCATCACCGACGGCATCTAGCATCTTGTTGATGAATGCATGATTAGATTCTAAAGTAGGATCATAATCAGGAAAAGCACCACGCTCTTCAGCAAGATCAATCGAAGATCTCCAAGCAGAAACAGCGATTGTTTTATAAATTTTATCTGTTAAAGCAATTGATTCATCAGACCCATATGCCAAACCAAGCATCGCAAAAACATCACCAAGTCCAGTTGCGCCTAAACCAGTTCTTCGACCAGTTTCACACATATTCTTAATCTTGATCCACAATGACAATTCACGACTTTTAACGTCAAAATCTTCAAAATCTGATTCGATTTTCTGAAGAATTTTGCTAATTGCTTCTAATTCTAACTCAACAAGATCATCCATTAATCTTTGTGCTAAATAAGAATCTTTTTCAAGCAAATCAAAATCAAATCTTGCATTTGGCGTAAAAGGATCAATGACGCATGGTAATAATCTTACCAACATAAGTCTACAAGAATCATATGGTGGAAGAGGCAATTCACTACAAGGATTTGTGCTAACAGAACGAAATTTTGGATATACGTCCGCTGGTGTGTTATTTAAAATTGTATCCCAAAACAAAGTTCCGGGTTCAGCACATTTATGTGCAGCAGAAATTATTTCATTCCAAATACTTCTTGCATCAACTTGTTTTCTAATCGTTGGATGAGTAGATGCAACGGGCCAGCGTTGTTCATATGTTGTATTGTTAATAACTGCGTTCATAAATTCATCACTGATTCGAACTGAAATATTTGCACCAGTGACTTTTGTTTTGTCTAGTTTGATTTTAATAAACGACAGAATATCAGGATGATGCACAGAAATTGTAATCATTTCTGCCCCTCTCCGCCCATCCTGTGCCACTTCTCTGCATGTATTGGAATACCTTTCCATGAACAAAGAAACACCGTCTGAGGTGCGTGCAGCGTTTTTTGTGATGGTTCCACGAGGTCTAATAGGTGAAACATCAATGCCGACACCGCCTCGGCGTTTCATGATTTGTGCCAACTCTTCATCAGCTTTACAGATTCCACCATATGAATCTTGTGGCGACTCAACAACAAAACAATTTGATAAGCTTTGAATTTGATTATCGTTTCCAATTGCAGACATTGGAGAACCTTGAGGGATCACTCTTTTGAAACGATAGAATAAATCATAAATTTCTTGTTCAGATAAACCTCTTTGAAATTTATTTTCAATGCGATAAAATTCTTTTGCAAGTCGACGATGCATATCATCTGGTGTTTTTTCTAACAAATTTGAATTACAATCTGTTAGAGCATATTTTGTAATAAAAACATCTGTTGCTAAAATATCACCACCATCAAAATATTTTAACGTAGCATCACGTGCATCTTGTGTATCATATCGCATTTTAATTTATTCCTTTTAATTCTTCAACTGTCTGTAATTCTTTTAAACGATTTCGCAATTTAATTCTTGTATCTTCTTCGTTATCTGGATCAAATGACGATGATGAAACAGAGTCTGGATTATCAGATAACAAAGTTATCATTGATCTTGCTGTGTTAATTTTAACTGAATATAATAAACCGTCAGATCCAATTCGATTTTTTGCAACAAATAATCTTCCAACGCCTGCTGCTTTTTCATGAGATTTTCTTGAAAGTGAAATAACAACATCGCTTTCTTGTGCTTTGCTATATGCTTCAGACATATTGCTTAAGTCAACAACGTCAGCATTTGAACCTTCTTTATTGCTTTGACTTGCCGTCCAAACTGGAACACAAATCTCTGATGCAAATGCTCGCAATTCTTGATAAATTTGTTGCAACTCAAATCTTTTTGCATCATATTGTCTTGTTGAACGCATAATATCTGCGTAATCAATTAAAATTAAATCTGGTTTAAAACCAATTGCTGCTAATTTTTCAACATGTGATCTAATATTTGTAATTGTTGCCCAACATGTTGGGAATTCTTTAATAAATAATCTACCAAGTTTAACAGTTGCATAATGTCCGATTACATCATCTTTTTTAGAATGAACATCATTTGAATCAATATCGCATAAGTTTGAATCATAACGTAGACCCACAAGTGATTCAGACATTTCAAGTGTATAGTGAATAACATTTTTTCCAGCACGCATAGCATTGGCGCCTAATTGAGTCAAAAAATGAGATTTACCAACGCCTGTTCCAGCAACAATACAGCCTAATTCACCACGACCTAAGCCGCCGTTTAATATGCCTTTAGAATCTAATTTTTCAATTCCAGTTGGCACAGGGTTTCTATTTCTAGTTACAAATCTTGCATCTGGTTCATTTAAAAAATCATGTCCAGTTGTGCTTCTAACGCCCATTGAAACTGCTTTTTTTACAATTTCAGCAATTGATTCATATGAATTTTCTGCATTCATTAAATCAATGCTTTGTTCAATTGCGTCTTTTAATGCTGCTTTTCGACAAAAATCAAGTGCTTTTTCTTTTACAAATGGAATATCGCCCAATTCATCATCTGAACGAATCTTTGTTAAAAATTCAACAACTTGTTGTTTTAATATTTCATCAGCAGCATGACTCAATTCATCTTTAACAATGCCAACCAATAATGGAAAAGTTGGAAATGTTCGATATTTCTTTGCATAATCAAAACATAATTTTGCAATAAACCCAAGATATTTTAAATCAAAATATTTAGGATTTAATATTTCTTGAATTTCTTCTGCCCATTTATGATCAAGCAATAACGCTTGAACAACTCTTTCTTGAAATGTTTTTCCATATTTTGAAAATGTTATTATATTATCTTGCATGATTGATACCTTGTAAATGCAAACGTTAATTGATCTACATTGATATTAGAAACTCCCTCGTCATTCAATAGTTTATGCATACCGATTAAATCCATTGCTTGTCTTGAGGTTGATAATAATGTATTAATTTGATTTGACTTTGACACAGGTATTGAATTTATATCTAGCTTCACTAAATCCCAATTCATTTTAATTTTATCGACTTCATCAATAATTCTTTGACACGGCATTGATGAATCTCTATTTGCAGCAGCGTATTTTATAACATCATCTAATATTATTGACTTTTCACGAAATAATGGAATATGCTTTGTTAATGTCTTAAATCCAATTCTAGAAACGCCTGGAATATTATCGCTCGCGTCACCACAAATTGCTTTTGCAATGCCGAAATTTTCTGCCAAGATTCCATATTCTTCATAAATGTTTTGTGGTGATAATACAATTTTTTTATGAAATGAATATTGATGAATTTTATCAGTCAACAATTGATGCATATCTTTATCAGAAGATCCAATGATAATATTTTTATGATATAATGGCCCACTAACAAGATATGCAATTAAGTCGTCACCTTCACAATCTTCAGTATACAATTGCCAAACTGGCATAAGTCTAAGAAATTTTACAAGTGCAATATTCTGATGCAATCTATTTTCATTTGAATCTGGAATATCGTCTTCATAAAATCTATTTAATTTCTCAGGACGGCGATTCATTTTATAATCAGCATAAATTTTTCTACGCTTAGATGAACCGCCACCTTCCCAAGTAATAATGATTGCTTTTGGCATTAAATCATTTGATAGTTTTGTCAGTGTTTTAATAAACCCGACAAATCCACCCATTTGATAACCATGTGAACTCACTGATGGAAAAGCGCAATATGATCTAACAAATAGATTCATAGCGTCAATTATCAAAATGGGATTATTGCTTAAATCATCAACGCTATTTTCAGTTGTAGTGTCCATTATTTATTAGAAGAACCAACCCCTTTATCAGATCTCGCTTGCGTCATATTACAATTGCTTTTAATTGGCATAAATCTTTTATGAAAAATTAATTGCGCAATTTTGTCACCATGATTAAGTGTAACTAAATTCAAATTTGTATTCTGAATCATAACGATTAATTCACCAGTGTAATCTGCATCAATAACACCACCAACAACGTGAAGTCCACATGACGCTAATGATGATCTTGACACAATTTGAGACCAAATCTGTTTATTGTTATTCATAATACAAACGCCAGTATGAATTTTTGTAACTGAATTTGGCAATAAATAAACTTTTTGCAAATCATCTTTAAGACAAGCATACAAATCATATCCAACATCGCCATCATAAGATGTTGTTGGCATTTTAGCATTAGGCAACAATAATTTAAATTCAATTTGTGAAAACAAGCTTTTCTTCACAAAAGAAATAAACGATTTAAAGTAAGTTCCGTCTAATAAAGTGCTTAAGAACATAGTGCATCCAGTTTTTTAATTGCTTCTGCTGAATCATCGTCAGTTGTGATAGATTCATAATCAGTTGATTTAATAACAAATGCAATTTCTAACATATCGTCAAAGTATGTTGCAAACTCAGCATCTTTCATTAGCTCTGAAAGATTAGATTTTTGAAATTTCTTTTCATAAATTTGTTTCTTGTGTGCATCTAAAACTTGCAACGTATTCCATGATTTACTGTTTTCATAAATATATTCAAATCCGTTACAAGCAATCATGGGACCGTTTGATGCTTTATCTTTTAATACATCTAATATCTGTTCGTATTCAACAATGCCAAATCCGAATAAAATATAAAATGTTGCTTTTCTAAAGGGTCTTGAAACTTTATTTTTAATAACTGTTGCAGTTACTTCTATTCCAATAATGCCATCGCTAGTGTCTTTAACTTGTTTTCCAGCGCTTAATTTAATTCTAACGCTAGCGTGAAATGGAATTGCAGCGCCTCCAGGCGTAAAGTCAGGTGATCCAAAAACTAAACCAACTTTGCTTTTGATCTGATTTAAACATACAAAAGTTACATTGTGAGATGCAATAACACCTGTGATTTTACGCAATGCTTTAGCAATTGTACGTGCTTGAAGACCCATTTGTTGATCATCATAATCGCCTTCAAGTTCTTGTTTTGGTGCAGTTGCAGCAACAGAATCCCAAACAATTAAAATAGGAATAGTTGAATTCGCAGCAGCAGCATTTCTAATCGTTGCTTCAGCAATTTTAAATACTTCTTCAGTACAATGAGTATCGCAATATACAAATCGATTATTGACGTTAACACCCATTTCAGCAAGTTTTTCAAGCGGCACAGCATTTTCAGAATCAATATAAACAACTAAACCACCTAAACTTTGAACAGTTCTTGCCATATGAAAAGCAATATGTGATTTGCCGCTTGATGGCGGCCCAGAAATTTCAATAATTCTACCTTCGGGCATCCCACCATTTCTACGATTAGAAACAATATAATCTAATTGCTTTGATCCTGTTGAGATCCAGCGTTTAACATGTGTTGGCGAGTGATCATTATTAAGATTATATGCAACTCTAGTACCAAATTCTTTATTCAGCTGAGAAATTAATGATTTTGCAACATCGTTTGCATCAATGTTATTTTGTTGTGTAGACGTATTATCATCTTTATTCTTTTTTGGCGCCATATAAATATACTCCTTGCCCGATATGCTAAACGCATATCGGGCAATTGCAATATTACGTTTTGTTACGAGTTATTAACAGATGCAAACAATGTTTCTAGATCATCTAATTTTTGATCGGTATTAGATTTTGTTGTTTCGGTTGTCTTTGTAACAGGTTTATCAGACTTTGCTTGTGTTGCAGTTGTTTCAGGAGCATTATGCTCAGTTCCTGCATCTCCGTCGCTAGGAGCACCTTCTGATAACCAAGTGTCCAAATCACGTTTACACTCTTCATATGTTTTTTCTTTATAAACATTACGAAGATTAGGAACGTTCTTCTTAAGCTCTTCAAGTTTTGCTAGATCACCAAATGCTTTA